GAAGAGAAGTTTAAAGAACTCATAAATCTACTAACAGCTAACAATCAAACCATTCATTGAATATCATAGGGGACACAGCAATAGTACTCTATTGTCAAGCCCTTGTCAACAAAATGAGGAACAAAATGAACATTACTACCACAACCGCACCAACTAAACAAAAACACTATGTGAACAACGAAACATTTCTAGAAGAGATGACGAAGTTTCGTGCCGCAGTAAAAATTGCAAACGCAGAAAATGGACCTCGTCCTAGAGTGCCAGAGTATATCGGTGAGTGTTTGTTTAAGATCGCAACACACTTGGCACGTAAGCCAAACTTTGCAAACTATACATTCAAAGAAGACATGGTGTCTGATGGTATTGAAAATTGTTTGTTGTACATTGATAACTTTGATCCAGAGAAATCAAAAAATCCATTCGCATACTTTACCCAAATTATCTACTATGCTTTCTTGCGAAGAATTCAAAAAGAGAAAAAACATCTATACATCAAATACAAGAGTATGGACAACTTGATTATTACCTCTCTCATTGAAAACAATGGAGAAGAATATGTTGCCTCTAATCTGAATGGCGTTCTTCACGATTCGTATAGCGAAGAATTCATTAGCGATTTCATTAACGCATTTGAGGCAAACAAAGAAAAGAAGGTAGCAAAGCCACGCAAGAAAAAAGCTACCGCAACAGTCTTTGATGAATTTATGGAGACAGATGATGCAGACACCAATCCCAGCCCAAATTGAACATTGGCTTAAAATTGTTGAGAATAAAAGATCACCGAACGATTTGAAAGAATCTGCTGTGTTGCATTTGACAGCAATACGTGATATAATCAATAAGTCTTTAGGAACAAATAGCAAGAAACACGGGCAAAGAAAACATGAGAATATGTATATTAGGTGACACACACTTTGGTGTAAGAAACGATTCAAAAACGTTTCATGCATTCTATGAGAAGTTTTACAATGAAGTTTTCTTTCCAGAACTAGCACGCCGTGGCATTAGAACAATCATTCAGCTTGGCGATTTGTTTGACAGACGCAAGTACATCAACTTTATTTCTCTTGCAGAAAGCAGAAGATACTTTTTTGATAAGTGCGTTGAACAAGGCATTACTGTTCATGCATTGATTGGCAATCACGATATCTTTTGGAAAGAAAGTCTCGATGTAAATTCTCCAGACTTGCTGTTGAGAGACTATCACAATATTGTTCTATGGCAGAAGCCAGGAACACTTGAGATTGATGGTATCAAGATTGATATGATTCCTTGGATGTGCAAGTCCAACGAAGAAGAGGTTTATGAATTCGTAAAGAACTCTTCTTCACCATTGTGCATGGGTCACTTTGAACTCAATGGCTTCTATTTGTCTAAGGGTGTGCAGAGTCACGATGGCATTGACTATAAATTTTTGAGTAACTACACTCAAGTCTATAGTGGACATTATCACACACGTTCTGCTAAAGATAACATCATCTATGTCGGCACACCCTATGAATTGTTTTGGTCAGACTACAAAGATCAAAAAGTCTTTGGTGTATTAGACACGGAGACAATGCGTTATGATACTGTTCCTAACCCACTTAGAATCTTCCACAAGATCAACTATGATGATTCTATTTTAAAGATTGAAGAATTATCTGAGTATGATTTTGCGCCATTCGAAAATGCGTATGTCAAAATCATTGTTGTCAATAAACAGAATCCATACTTGTTCGATAAACTTTTAGAAGAGATTTACAAAGTTGGACCGACTGACGTTACCATAGTTGAAGACTTTGTAGAATTGAATGAAGAGTCTTCAGAAGACATTGTTAATCAAGCTGAAGACACAATGACAATTCTTTCCAAATTCATTGATGGTCAGAGCCTAAATATTTCAGATACAAACAAACTTAAAACATTGATGCGTGAACTTTACGTTGAGGCACTTTCTACAGAAAACATAGAATGATTATTTTTCGTAATTTAAAATGGAAGAACTTTCTTTCAACAGGAAATTTCTTTACTGAACTTAAACTAGACAACAACAATACCACATTGATTGTTGGCTCTAATGGTTCGGGCAAATCTACAATGCTTGATGCATTGTGTTTTGTGCTGTTTGGTAAACCGTTTCGTAATATCAACAAAGGACAACTTGTCAATACAATCAATCAAAAAGATTGTACAGTTGAAATCGAATTCGACACAGGCAACAAATCGTATAAGATTATTCGTGGTATCAAACCAAACGTGTTTGAGATTTACTGCAATGGTGCTCTAGTCAATCAAGATGCCGCAGTTAGAGACTACCAAGAACACTTAGAGAAATTCATTCTCAAACTCAATTACAAATCATTTACTCAAATTGTTTTGTTGGGTAGTGCATCGTTCACACCATTCATGCAATTGTCTGCTAGTGACAGACGTTCTATCATTGAAGACTTGTTAGACATTCAAATCTTCTCACGCATGAATAGTGTACTCAAAGAAAAGTTTCAGATTCTAAAAGAGAATTACTCTAGCGCAAAATATGCATTTGACTTGAAGACTGAAAAGGTTCAAATGCAAATTCAGTTTATAGAGAACTTGAAAAAGAATACTGAGGCTAAGATTGCACAACAAGAACTTGAGATTGCAAATACTGAAATTAAAATTGCACAATCTACAATCACCGAAGCAACTCTGCAACAAGACTTGTCTGTTTTGGTTGAACAAATTTCTGATAAATCTAAAGTTGATTCTAAACTAGTCAAGTTTGCAAATCTTAAAAACAATCTAGGTAGAACAATGTCGAAAGTCAATGCTGACATTGAATTCTATGATACCAATGACGAATGCCCAACTTGCAAGCAAGGTATTCCGCATGAACACAAAACGTCAATTGTTGACGAACGCAAAACTAAACTGAAAGAAGTTGAAGATGCATTGTCTAAGTTGGATGTTGAAGTTGAACAACTTGCCGCTAGACAAGATTTGATCGAATCTATTGCTGAACAAATTCAAGATAAGAAATCTGAATTGACAACAATTCAATCTGAGATTTCTGTCGAGAGGAGATACATTGATACGATAAAGAAAGACATTGAACGAATCAGAAATGCAAAGCAAGATACTGATGCTGAAAATGAAAAGTTGTTGACACTCAATAATGAACTTACTGAACTCGACAACAACATGAAGTCTTTATCAGAAGAACGACTATACTATGAAACTGCAACATCATTGTTGAAAGACACAGGTATCAAAACGAAAATCATTCGACAATACATACCAGTAATCAACAAGCTAGTTAACAAATATCTTGCATCACTAGATTTCTTTGTGAACTTCAATCTCGATGAATCATTCAAGGAAACAATTAAGTCTAGACACAGAGATGACTTTACGTATGCATCATTCAGCGAAGGTGAGAAGCAACGTATTGATATGGCATTGATGTTGACTTGGCGTGCTGTTGCTAAACTGAAGAATTCGGCAAGCACAAATATTTTGATTCTTGATGAAATCTTTGACTCTAGTTTAGATACAAATGGAACAGAAGACTTAATGAAGATTCTAAATCTGCTTGAAGGTTCTAACTTATTTGTGATATCGCACAAAGGAGATATTCTTCAAGACAAATTCTCAAACGTAATTCGATTTGAGAAAGTAAATAACTTTTCGAGGATAGCAAAATGATTGAAATGAAATATGTGCCAGAAGATTCTGAAATTCTATTGACAGAGTGTAAAGATTTTGATTTTACAAACCCACCACATGACCCTAAAGAACTCGCACAAGCATTGCACGATACTATGGTTAAGAGTGATGGTTTAGGACTATCAGCTAATCAGGTTGGTATACCATATAAAGTGTTTGTAATGCGAACTGGTGATAAACCTTTTGCAATGTTTAATCCTAGAGTTGTTGACATGTCTGATAAAGAAATTTCAATGAAGGAAGGTTGTTTGAGTTTTCCTTTATTGTATCTGAGTGTTAAACGACCGGATGCTGTTCGTGTTAGATTTCAGAATGAACATGGAGAAACAAATACAGAGAGATTCATTGGCATGACTGCCAGAATCGTTTTGCATGAGTTTGACCATATGCTTGGAAAAGTGTATACTCAAAAGGCTTCACAATTTGAAACGCAACGTGCATTACGTAAACGCATGATTTTAAAACGTAAGGTAAAAAAATGAAACCCTGGCAACATGGATATGATATAGACTATCTTAAAGGTCTAGAAAAACAATACGAAGAGTATAACAAGTATACGCTATCGCCTTTTGCGAAATACAAAAAGAACAACATTGCAGAAGCATTGCACAAAGGCACACTTGTAAAGTTGGATGAGACTTCAATGCTTGAGATTGCGGAATCAAAATCTGCAAGCAACATCACAATGCATGGCGATACGATTATCGCTAAGAAACAAAAGGGTGATGTGACATTTGGTAAACTTGTTGGTGACACTCAAATTCTCAAACTTGAAATTGTAAAATACAAAAGTAATGATTGCTGGATGTATGTTTGGGCAGAGAACAAAGCACATTGTGAGTTTGCAGAAGATTTGGGATTCTGTTATGTCGGTCCTAAAATTACAACATACGGAGAAGTCTTTGCTATCTACTACAGAGGTAAGAAGAGAGACTTTCCGAAAGTAGACCCTGCTGAATTTTTGTCAATTAAAAAAGTTGAAAATGTTGATTTAAAAATTGTTGAAACTATTGCAACTAAACTCAGCGAACTACCAGCATTCACTAATCACTACAGCAATTACAACAAGGGTAAATCTTGGGGCGCATTGTCATTACGTGGTTACTCTAGCGATCCTGCATTCATTACTAAGCCAATTGAAATGAGTGATGCATGGAAAGAAGAACACAAAGACAATGCATACTTTTTACAAGATACAGAATTGTTTGATGTGTTTCCTGAAGTGCGTGAGTTGATGAAACCTTATGGCGACAACTTACATCGTGTTCGTTTTATGAGATTGAAACCTGGTGGTGGAGAACTTGAACGACACACAGACCAAGTTGATCCTGATTCTGGTGGTTCAAAAAACAAACTTGCACGTATTCACTTTCCTATTAAGACAAACGACAAAGTTGTTTTTACTGTATGGGACACTAAAGGCGTTGCACAAACAATCCATA